GGAACTAGGGGACTGATGGAAGGGCTTAGAGACATTCTTGGAACTGAGATAGAGGACATTAAGATAGACGAGTCGAATGAGAATTCGATTGTGAATGCTAAGAGGAAGGAAGAACTTGCGATCACCAGAAACGACATTGAAATAAATGATGAGAACAGTTTGGAGATCGATGAGGATCTATTTAACTAAATTGCCTTTTCCCTATGGCGGAAGAAATAGAAGAAATAGAGAGTAATTATTGGTCCACGAAGAGGGTTGAAGAGCTCTTGTGGAAAGTTGAGGAGGAAGGTCTAAATTATAAAGAGGTCGACAACCCCTTCCACGATGGAGACCCAGAACTTAAGAGAGCCAATATTCTCTGGGAGTATACCCCTGAGGAAATTTTAGAAATTCAAAAGTGTGCCAAGGACGTGACATACTTTGCTAAGTATTGTCAAGTTATGATGGACCACGGTCTGGACTATATTAAACTCCGAGACTATCAAGAATCTGTTCTCAAAGAGTATCAAAGTCATAGATTTAATGTTTTTCTAGCTCCTAGACAGGTTGGTAAATCCATTATGTCTGGAGTAATGCTGGTTTGGTATCTTCTCTTTAACCACGATAAAAATGCAATGATCCTGGCAAACGTTGGTGCGACTGCAGAAGAATTAATGGGTAAGACCAAAGAGATTGTTAGGGGTCTTCCTTGGTTTTTAAAACCTGGAATTGTGGTAAACAACGTCATGTCTATTAAATTTGACAATGGGTGCAGAGCAATTGCAAAAACAACAACAAAGACTTCTGCAATTGGTTTTACCATCCACTTTCTATACATGGACGAGTTTGCCCACATCCATCCAAACTTCATTGAATCCTTCTTTAGATCTACATATCCCACCGTTTCTTCTTCTAAGGTTTCTAGAATTATTATCACCTCAACTCCTAACGGACAAAATAAATTCTGGGAGATCTATCAGGGAGCTATGACGGGTGAAAATACCTTTAATCCGATTAGAGTCGACTGGTGGCAGGTTCCTGGCAGAGATGAAAGCTGGAAGAAAGATGAGATTGCAAACTTGGGGAGCGAAGAACTATTCAACCAGGAATATGGAAATCAGTTCCTGAGTTCCTCTACTCTTCTTCTGGGATCTAAAGAACTCCAGAAGATTAAATCTAATGAAACTGAATACGTTTGGAAAGAAGTTGATGCACTGGACGATCTGGGAGTTAGGTACGATAATTTCAGATGGCACCCAAAATTCGACCCAAACTCAACGGATTTAACGGGGAAAAAATACGTTCTTTCTATAGATTTAGCTGGAGGAGGCGGAGGGGACTTTACGGTTCTTAATATTTTTAAAGTTGTTCCTCTTCCGAAGAGGGTAATTGAAGAGATGGACGAGTTTGAAGACGAGTCTGACTTCTTTGGTCTCCTTCAAGTCGGAGTTTATCGGGATAATGCTGTCGAGCTGGATGACTTCAAAAAGATCTTAGAATGCATTATAACTCAGGTTTTTAGTCCGGAAAGAATTAAAATTCTCTTGGAACTCAACTATAAAGGGGAACTTCTAATGGACAAAATTCTCAATAACGACTTTATTAGCGAAGAAATTTTTGTTTACACTAAACACAGTGAAACCGCTAGAGTCAAGAAGCCAGGAATTAAATACAGTTCAAACAACAAGCTTAGATATTGTGAAGAGTTAAGACAGATAATTAAGAAGAATAGAATCATAGTGAATGAAATGAAATGGACAATTTCTGAGCTATTCTCCTTTGGTATGAATGGAAGGGGATCTTATTCGTCTCAATCTGGACACGATGATGTTGCAATGACTTTGGTCAATCTCTCTGCTTTGTTTGGGTCCTCTGATTTTATAGATTTGATTGAAGACCTTTATGATGAAATAGAAGGACCTTACAAAATGTTAATCGACAAAAAGATCGACGGGGACACTTACCCTGACGGAGATAATGGTCTCAAAACTAAAGATGGGGGATTTTATGGATCTATTAGTTCCCTCCTCTAAAAAACGTTTCTCCCCGAGATATATAAATCAAACTAGTAATCCCATTTTTATGGGAAAGCGGTTAGATATATACAAAGCAAAAAATATCATCTAAATAATGGCACAAAGAGTCAAACTTGATTTATCCCAATTTAAAGCTTCTGGAGTTTATACCTTGGAGTTTGATGCGTCGGCGAACGTTATCCTAACGACCCAAACTATCCGTCTGGTGGTAGGATTTTCCAACCAAGGGCCTTTCAACGCACCAGTTTACATTCCAGACGTTACAACTGCAATTGCAGTATTTGGAGAAATCGATAAAAATCTAGAGGCAAAAGGATCTTTCTTTCAAAGATCTATCCTCACCTGCTTGAATGCAGGACCTGTTTTCGCTCTTAATCTACTAAGACTAAACAACGATGACGACAGTCCTACTGCAGATAAAACTCCATATTTTGGATACTCTGTAGATACCGAGCAGTCAAACGGAATTCTAAGAGAAAAACTATATGCTTCTTATTACAATAAGGAGAGATTTTGGTATGCAGACACAAATTATTTCTTAGCTACTAGATCTGTAGTGGACCAAGGTAGAATTTTTAACCTGGTAAACTTGGGTTCTAATGCAATGTCCGTGATTGTTAGAAAATCTACCGATGCTAATCCTCCTCTTGCAGGCTACGATATTTTTGCCCTTGATTGGTATGGAGCAGGAAACGTCCCAAGCTACGTTAATCCGTACGACTATATTGCCGACTGGTTTATAGATGTTATTGCAATCTCTGGAGACTGGACTAATTATGCAGCTCTTTCTCAAGATCCTCTATGGAGTTCATTCTTTACTCCTAATGGATTCATTAAGAGTCAAATGAATAACTTCTTGAATAGACCAGAGGTAGAGATCGTTTCTGTAACTACTGGATGTCTAATTATAGATTTCGTTGATTTGAACGGAAACAACCAGTACATCCAAACTCTCATAAACAACAACACTCCTTCTAACGGTTTATTCTGTGCAGTTGATGAGAATGCACTAGAAAATCTTTGTGAAAACCCTTACAAAGTCGATTTGGTTGGTAACCACTTAATTGATGAACTTTCCGGAGACAGAGACATTCAAGATGCTAAACTTAACTTCTTGAGTTATGATCAGAATCTTCTTCAGGATTACCTTTATACTAAAAACTACAGCACTCTTACCCCCTCTACTGGAGGAACAATGCCAGTTGGAACCCTATATTGTCTACCAAGCACCGGATACACAATTGGAATTACTGGATCTGAATGGGGTGGAACTGCAGGTATTCCTTCTGCTTGTTTCCAAGCTTATGACTCAACACAGTACATAGCAGGACTTCACTTCTTAGTAGCTGCAACAGGAGCTTCCGGATCAACTATTACAGCTTCTGATCTACAGAATCTTAAAACATTCTTAACCCCTTCCAGCACTTCGTCGCCTTACGTAGTAGGTCAAGTAACTGGAATTACTGGAACTAACACGGATTCTACCATATCTCAGTTCCAGAATAACAGTCTAGTAAAACTTAAAGTTGCTAACGTCACTGAAGTAAGCGGAAACCTTAGAATTGCTTTTAGCCACCCTCTAGATATCGACAAATATAGAAACCTGGGTATCGTAGTAACCCCAATAGCAGAAAACTGGACATCTACCACTTATGTTCCTAGCGGAATAACCGGGGGAGTAATAGGAGTGACTGGATATCAGTTTGGATCTTCGGACTCTTTGGGTGTTCAATTTACTGTTAATCCGGGAGGAACTGGAGCGACTTCAGCAGCAGGTCCTACTGGATATATAAATGCTTTGGCTGGTCAGCTTTCCACTCCTTTCTATCAAAATGTTCTCTATGCAGAACTTCAAGATGGCGATTTGATTTACACCAACTCTGATCTTACTACCAACATCAGATATATTTCTTACTACGAAGGAGTTGACAGAGACCAATACTCTTACTATTACGCTTTTGCTTACTCTAACGTAGCTAGAACTACCAGCACTCTCGTTGCAATTCCAAACTTTGGAGCAACGTATGCTTCTACTACAACAGGCCAGGTTGCTGGATTCCCAGTAAACTATAAGATCGACATAGTTTCTTCCGTAGCAAGTATTAACGAATTTATAGATGTTTATGGAGGACTAAGTGGAAAAGTTAGTGTTACTTCCTTCAAGATCGACTCTAGTTTATTTACAGTTTCTGTGGGAGATCTCTTAGTTTCAACCGATCAAGATCTGTGTCAAATTGCAAACACCAACAGACAGCAGAGATTGACCAAAGTAACTTCTGTAGCTTCTACTCCGGTTGCTAACATTGTAACCGTAACAACAGCTAGACCTATCTACTTCTACCCAGGAGGAGTTAGTGGACTACAAGTTCAGAAGTTCCAATCCATTCCTCAATTTACTACTTCTTTCGACTTTACATATCTCGAAGGGTTCCAGCTTGGAGATTATCACAAGCCAAACGGAACAGATGCTAGAGTAACTGAGATTCTGGATGTTATGTATAACACCAACATTGCAGCAACCCTAGCAACTAAAGATGTTATTTCTTTCAGATACATCGTTGATACCTTCAGTGGAGTAATTCTACCAAACTCTAAATATCAACTAAGTAAACTAGCAATGATGAGACAGCAAGCTCTTGCCTTCATCAATGCTCCTTCAATGGCTCAGTTCCAAGCTTCTACCGACCCTAGATTTACTGCAGCTCCTACTGCAGCAGATCCATATCCTTCTTTGCAGACTAGATATATTGCAGACGGCGGTAACTTGGCTCTAAATCCATCTTACACCTTCTCTCTTCCAACTCAAGCACAAGGAGCTTCATTTGCGGCTTTCTATTCTCCTTACATTACACTAAGGGAAAACAACAGAAACGTAAACGTTCCTCCTGCAGCATTTGTTTCGAATAACTTTGTAGCTAAATTTGCAAACGGAGAGCCATACGCTATCGTAGCAGGTCAGAAGAGAGGAACAATTTCTGGAACTAATCTAGTTGGTCTGGAATACGACTTTACTCTAGAAGATAGAAGCTACTTAGAGCCTTTTGGAATCAACCCAATCATTAAAAAGAGAGGACTTGGAGTTGTTATATTCGGTAACCAAACTGCTTATCAAACAGTCAACTCTGCATTTAGCTTAGTTCACGTAAGAGACCTTCTGATTAGCGTAGAAAACGACGTTGAGCAGATTCTTTCTAATTACCTATTTGATTTCAATGAGGATTCGATCAGACTTGAAATTAAGACCCTAGTAGACAACTATTTAGACGGAGTTAGATCTGGAGGAGGTATCTATGCTTATCAAGTAATCATGGATTCTTCTAACAACCCTCCTTCAGTAATTGATCAAAACATTGGTATTATTGATGTTATACTAGAACCTGCTAGAGGAATTCAGAAATTTGTTAACAGAATTACTGTAACAAGAACTGGAGGTATAGCTTCTGGAGGATTTATTCAGTTCGTCTAATTCAATTTTTAAGGGAAAAGAAAAACAGGATAAATAGAAAAAAAAGAAAATTAAATGGCTGGATTACCACACTATCAAAATTCCCTGTTTGGGATAAACAAATACGAACCTGTTTACCTCAACCAGTTTGAAGTCCTAGTTACACCTCCTGCCCCAGTTTTGGGAGGATCTATCCTGATCGAGCAGGTAACCAATATAGGTGGTATGGCTGTAGATAAATCACCAGCTGCAGTAGGACAGAAATATAAGTTTGCAACTAGAAACTATGCAGGAGCAAAGCCAGATACTACAGTTTTTGACCTTACTGTTGCTTTTACTGTCAACCTTAATGATGCAAACTCCATGTATGTCTTCAAAACTTTAAGACAGTGGACGGACTTAATCTACAACCCACTCACCGGTGCAATGGGTCTAAAGAGAGACTATACAGGAACTATCGTTATCTCGGTGTTTAATAAACAGGGAGATGTGTTTAGAAGAATTACCTGTAGAGACTGTTTTCCGATTAAGCCAATTAACGCAATGGAATTAGATTATCAGAGTCAAAATTTATTCACCATATCTCTAGATTGGGCAGTAGATTACTGGGATGATCAATTCCTATAAAAAAATAGAAACAGATGGCAGGATTACCACACTTTACAAATTCGCAGGCAGGCATAAAACTTTACGAACCGGTTTTCTTAAACCAGTTTGAAGTTATTATTACCCCTCCTGCTGCTGTTACCCTTAATAACACTAGATTTAAAGGGGAAAGCATATTGACCCAGCAGGTTAAAAAGGTTTCTGGACTAGCAGTAGACATTCAGCCTGCGGGAACCTCTAATCAGTTCTATAAATTTGCAGAGAGAAGATATGCTGGAGGAGCTCCGAGCGATACTTCGGTTGCCTTTACCATGGATTTTGAAGTGAATTTGAACGAGCAAAATTCTATGATCGTGTTTAAGATTCTTAGACAGTGGGCAGACTTAGTTTACAACCCCTTAACTGGTGCAATGGGTCTTAAAAAAGACTATGTTGGATCTATGGTAATTTCCATTTTCAACAAGCAGGGTGATGTATTTAGAAGAATTAGCTTAAATAACTGTTTTATGACAACGGGATTAAGCACTATGGAGCTTTCTTATGACCAGGGAGAAGCTCTTTATTCTATAACAACTAGCTGGAAAGCAGATTACTGGCAAGATCAGTTTATATAAAAAATTAATAATGAAAAATTTATCAGACTTTAGATCTTTTATCAACCACCTAAATGAGGCAGAGGAATCTATGAGTGCTCCTTTGGATTGGGATCCTAAAAAAGCACAATCTGCTATAGATAAGGCGGTTAAGCAAACCGGAGGATCTAATAAAGATAATAAACCCACAGGTCTCAGTTTCAATAATGTTAAGCAGGTGTTTGGAAAAAACGACTACACCGTTAGGTATGTTATAGCTCAAGCTCTTAAAATAGCAGGGAAAGATCTTTTCCAGACAAACTCTTATAATCCAACTTTAACTGAAAACAAAAAAAGAGAAATTGAGAATTTGGATAAGCCCTATTTTTTCAATACCTATTATATAGGAGAAGTGGCTCAAAATGAAACTATGGACAAAATTTCTAAGGGTGTTTTAACTGCAATAAAACCTCTAGTTACTTCTATGCTAAAAGCTGTTGGCACGGAACAAGATAAGTATTATACTAGTTCAGCTACAAAACTCCCCGAGGTTGCTAAAGCAAAAATCGATCTGAGTAAGGTTAAATAATAATTTTAAAGAAACATTTCAAGACGGATATTCTATAAAAAATATCCGTCTTTTTTTGTGGTCGGATACATAAATTATACTTTATATCTAATATGGGCAGAGAAAATCAAGGAATTTTGGGAGGTCTTTCTCCCGAAGAAATATTGGCAAGGAAAGAAATGGAAGGGGGAGTAGTCTATGATGATCCCTTCGTTCCGGATTCCACGGTGAAAAAAATTGAATCTAACCCCTCTGTCGAGGTAAACGATAAACTTTTAATCAAGGAGGAAGTTTTAAGTCCTGTTGTCGAAAGAGAGACTCCTAAAAAAGAACCAGAAGTTCTTTCTTCCCTAGGTAGAATTGAAAATTTTTCTCCTCCACCTGCTTCCAATTTTAGTCCTGGCATGGAAGTTGGATGGAAAAATCTTCCTCTCCAGGTTCTTCCCTCTAGGGGTCTTTTCTATCCGGAAGGAACTAAAATTGCTATCAGAGCTGCAGAAACTAAAGAAATTAGGCATTTTTCTAGTATAGACGAAGATGATCTTTTAGATCTAAATGAAAGACTTAACTTTATCTTAGACAAGTGCAGTATAATGAATTTCCCTGATAGGGGGGTAGTTTCTTATAAAGACTTGAAGCAGGAAGACAGATTCTTCTTGGTGATGGCTATTAGGGATTTAACTTTCGTTCAGGGAGAAAATAGAATTATCCTTACCCCGGAAACTTCTTGTGAGGATAAGAAGTCCTGCCCTATCAATAATGGGATAGAATTAAGAACTGGAGTTTTATCCTCTTATGAGATAGATCCGAGAGTGATGAAGTACTATTCCCCGGTTACTAGAAACTTTGTTTTCCCTGTTAGAAAACTCGGCAAGGAAATTATCATGAGTGTTCCTTCTATTGGAGTCATGGAGACCGTTTCTAATTTTGTTATAAATGCAGTTTCTAAAGGTGTTGAGATAGAAGACAGCTTTGCTAAAATTGCTCCTTTTATTTTTTCTGATTGGAGAGGTCTAACGGACTCCATTATTAGGGAGAAAATGAGGGAGTCTGATGAGTGGACCAAAGAAGAGTTTTCTTTGTATTTTGAACTTTCCGAAGCTATAAAAATAGGGACCGAGCTTGATGTAAACTTCAAGTGTCCCACCTGCGGTGCCGAGGTCACCGCCCCCATTACCTTTCCCGGAGGGTTCAAATCTCTTTTCGTTATTTCAGATATCTTTAGAGAACTTCTTTGATCTGAAGTTCCGAATGTGGCAAGAGCACGGTCTAGATCCAGATTGGATAGAGAGGATTCCTTATTATGAATATCAAATTTGGATTGATAAGCTCAACAAAGCTATAGAGAAGGAGAATAAAGAAGCCTTAGAAGAGTCTGGAAAGAAAGAACTTTTCAATTTCTCTAAATAGAAGATTCCCTGATATATAAAGAAAATCTTTCTTAATGGATTCTAATCAAAAGATACTTAAAGAACTGTCTGACCTTACTAGAAATCTAGATGTCCTTATAAAGGAGATCAGGGAGTCGAATAAGATTAATTCAGAGAACCAAAAAACTACGATTAAGAATCTAGAAAATTCTGTCCAGAAAGCGGAAGACGCTGCAAAAAAAGCTGAGCAGACTGCAAATAAAGAACAAACTCCAAAAAGTGGTGCTACCCCTACTGGTGCAGCAGATTCGGCAAAATCTGCTAAAGAAGATTTAGACAAAGCAACCAAAGAAACCCAAAAGAGACAAGATGGAATGTTTTCTAGATTTCTGAAGTCTCTTAAAAAGAACTCGGAGGAAGGAAATGAAATTTTAAGGAAGGCAAGCTTAAATTCTTTAAAAGAAGCAAACGAGAATCTACTCAAAACCGGGTCTATTAAACAAGCTATTTCTGCTGGTCTTACTGCGGGGGTAAAAGGAGGAAAAGAGGGAATTTTATCTCTTGGAGCAAAAAAAGCAGCTTCTGCTATAAGTGAAAAGAGAGAAGAACTCAAGAACAGGGAAAGAGTCCCCAAGGAGGAGAAGAAGGAAGATGATGATAAAAAATTTAGTCTGAAGGATCTTAATCTTTTTAGAAAAAAAGAAAAGGAAAGCAAGGAAAAATCCACAGAGACTCCTTCTAAAAAGGACGAAAAGAAAGGTCTCTTCGAAAAACTTTCTGAAAGATTCTCTAAAAAGAAAGAAGAATCCAAAGAGGAAAATAAAGACTCGATTAAGAAAGAAGAACCAAAACTAGAGAATAAGGTTCCTACTTCCGCTGCAATTACCACTCCCCCGGTTAAAACTGCGGAAATTTTACCAAAGGAGGAGAAAAAAGATGCTAAAGGAATTTTCTCTTCTATCCTAGAAAAAATCGGAGTTAAAAACAAAGAATCTAAATCAGGGGAAGGAAATTTAACAGCGGAGAAGGGAACTGGATCTACTCCGGTTCGAACCGAAAGCTCACCTAAATCAGATACCCTAGAGGAAAGAAAAACTTTTAAGGAAAGAGCTAAAGAAAGAATAGAGGGGGGAGTAATAGGAAAGTCGGTAAAAGAAGCTAAGTCTCTCTTTTCTAGAGATAAGAAAGAAAAGGTCGAAGCAAAATCTGAAATGAAAAAAGAAGGTCCTAGTCTTACTTCTTCTTCTCAGAAATCTTCTCCAAACCAAACTTCTTCCACCCAATCTCCGGAAAAGAAGGAAGGAAGCACACCTGCTGCTACACCATCCTCATCTTCCTCGACTCCATCGTCAGATTCTAAAGACAAGAATTACTCTTCGACCGACACTTCTGGGTCTACCCCCGACAAGAAAAGCTCCGGAGACCAATCTCACACTATAACCCCCGAGGATATTAAGGATATAAAATCTTTGCTATCTTCAATTAATGCTGCGCTAAAAAGTCCTTTGATGGTAAAGGACAATAAGCCTTTTAGACCAAAGTCTAATATGTTGGAATAATTTAGAGACAATTTTTAGGGAAGTTAAGAGACAGTTCGTATATTTTAAGGAAGTTTAAGAGTTTTAGCATATTATGACCAATAAAAGCGGTGTAGAACACCTAAAGACTTTAAAGATAAAGTTCGAGGAAGACGAAAGATCTGAACTCCCTTTCTGGAGAGTTACCCCCTCTGAAAGAATTTTTCATTACGGAAACCATCTAGATTCAATAGCTCTGGATGAAAAGACAAAAAAAACAGATCTAGTTTATCTTAGAATGGCAGAAATATGGGGAACAAATTCTCACTGCACTAGGATGAAAGTGGGGTGTTTGATAGTCAAAAACAAATCTATTATCTCTGACGGATATAACGGGAGTCCTTCGGGATTTTCTAATCAATGTGAGGATGAGAGTAACGTGACTCTTCCGTATGTTTTACACGCAGAAGCAAATGCAATTACGAAATTGGCTAAAAGTACAAACAGCTCAGAGGGATCAACTGTCTACATAACAGCTTCCCCTTGTTTTGAATGCTCTAAGCTAATTATACAATCTGGGATAAAGAGGGTAGTTTTTAAAGACATTTATAGAAAAAGAGAATCTCTTAGCTTTCTACTGGAAGCTGGGATCGAAGTTGTAAGAATTGGAGAAATAAATTAAAAAAAATTAATATAGAGAAATGCAAAAAGAAATTAAGAAGGAGAAGAACATTCAGGTACTTGCGAACAATTTTATTGATTCTAGGGATGAAAGAAGTTTTAAGGCACTTTACGAGAGAGTAAAACCGGGGGTATTAAATCATTGTTATGGGATTCTAAAAGATCCGGAACTAGCAGAAGATGCTTTTTTAAATGCTATGGCCAAAGTCTGGCAAAAGATAGACCAATATGATAAGTCCCGAGGAAATTTTTCTACCTGGTGTTATAACATAGCTAGAAACGAGTCTTTACTTCTTTTAAAAACAAGAAAAAAATATGTGCATTTGTCTTTGGAGGATTTGGACTACTCTTCTGCTAAGAACGAGGAGAAAAACCCTTCATACTCTATAGATGAGGATCCCCTTTGGAGATTTGCTAACGAGGGAGAAACGATAGATGATATGTACGAAACGGCTATTGAAGAAATTAGGTCCCTTCCTGTCTTATACAGAGACATCATGATAGACAGAGAAATTAACGGAATGAAGTATAAGGACATTGCAGAAAAATATGGGATAAAGAAAAGGTCTATTGCTACTAGAATTAGAAGAGCTAGAAATAAAATTAGACAAAAAATGGAGGAAAACAAGTAGTTTACTCTATAATAAACAAAAATGTTCTATGTTTAGGATTTTTAAAGTATTAAAAGAAATTAAACTCTTTAGAGAGTACTTATCTGTTATAAGGAAAGAATCTAAAGATTCTCCAGAATGGTCTAGATTTAGATTAAGGAAAGATTGGTTTGGAAGGATTTATACGGTTATAAACCTCCCTCCAGAAGTTACTCAGTCCCCAGATTTTCCTAAATATGCTAGGCCTTCCTTTGTTTTCGATCAGATAAAGCCCATAAATCAATATTTGACTAAACTGAGACTCCAAGAGCTTTTAGCTCCCCTCCTTAATCCTATAGAGGGAACTGATGAAGAGTCCTTTTTGGTAATCTATTCTTTTGTTTTTAGACAGATAACTTGGATTTGGGTACTGAGAGTAGTTATAGAGATTTTTATAATCTCCTTGATAGTTTCTAATTGGGCGTGGATTTCTTCCTTCCTTCCTTAATTTATGGACCTGGATTTAATCAAGAAGGACTTAGTCCGTAAACTTTCTATTTTTAAGGACCCAAACTTTGTATTTGAGGAGGAAGCTCACACTTATCACTACAAAGATATAAAGTATGAATCTGTAACTTCCTATATCAAAAGGTTTAAAACCCCATTTGATAAAGAGTATTGGTCAAAAAAGAAAGCTGCAGAAAGAGGGGTTGATGTTTCTGTTGTCTTGGACGAATGGCAGGGAAAAGCAGATGTTGCTAACGACCTTGGAACTAGAGTCCATAAGTGGATAGAAGATTTCTGGTCGGGAAATTCCAGGGATCTGACTTCAGAGGACGATCTGGAGTTTGTTGAGAGGATTAATAAGTTTATGGACCTCTACGAGAGAAAATTTAAGAATTTAGTCCCTCTAACTTCTGAACTTAAGATTTTCTGTAGAAAATGGAAGCTTGCAGGAACAATAGACCAACCATTTTTAATGTGGGACGAGAAGCAAAATAAGGTTCTATTTCTCATTGGAGACTGGAAAACAAATAAGGAATTTAGATTTGACGACCATCCAAAGGGAAAATATAAAAAGCTGTTACATCCCTTCTCTCACTTGTGGGAGAATCACCTCAATGAATATTCAATCCAAGTCAGTCTTTATAGACTTATGCTGGAGGAAGAAATTGGAATAGAATCCCATGGCGGATTCTTGTGTCACATAGGTCCCGAAGGTCCCGCCAAAATCCATCCTATTAAGGACCTCAGAGAACCTCTAAAAATTTATCTTCAACACAACAGAGAGGAATTTGATATATTTAGTGTTTAAGTGAAACTTTTATCTGAAAGAAATATAAAATAAAAAAATCTAAAAATGACAAAGAAAAAATCCGAAACAATTGCTCCTAGCGAGATCGAAGCTGGATTTCCCCAAGCTGGACCTTCTGACTATGCCGACACTTTTATCGACAAGTTGGATCATGAAAAAATCTCCAAGATTGAAAAAGATCTAAACGATTTAAAAGAAAAAAACTCCAAGAAAGTTTATGCAGTTAAACTCAGCTCTGACCTACTAGGATCCCTGATCGACTTTATTGAATTTGACTGTGAATGGACTCAAACTGAGTCTCTAGGAGTAATTGAGGTTCATAAAACCTTATCTAAAATTAAGAAGGAAGGAGTAAAAGACAATACCATCTTTTTAAATGCTCTTCCTTTGGAAGCTACTCACTACTTCCTTTCTAAATCTAAAGGAAAAGGATTGGAAGAAGCTGAGAATTTTATCAATTTATACAAGCCTCTTTCAATTGCTCTAGAAGAAATTAAGAAAGATGCAGCTGAAATACAAGGACTTGAAAAAGAACTTTCTGCTGCTCAACAAGGAATTGAAGCAATCTAACCATTTCCAAAAGTTAAAAAAGAGCACCAAAAGTGCTCTTTTTTTGCGTATGGGGGTTTAAACATTTTTGAGATATATAGGAATAGAAACCAAATTTTAACAAGAATATGAATAAATTAGACAATTTTTTGTCCAAACACGGAATTAAAGTAATTTTAGTTCTTCTGCTTCTAACTTTCTTTAGATCTTGCGGAACTAACTCGGAACTAAAAAAAGTTAAGAAGGAGCTTCAGGCACTCCAGACCCAAGTCAAAGATTTTCCTAGCAAGAAAGATTTAGAGATAGAAGGGTTAAAATCCGAAAAAAGAATGATCCAGTCTACAGACAGAAAAATGATGGACGTAAACAGACAGTCTGAGATTGATAAAGAAATAAATAAACTCCAGTCTGCTAAGTAATTAGAAGCATGAAAAATAAACTTGTACATAGATTTATCATAGGGACTTTTGTCTCTTTGTACTTGCTTGTTAGTGTTATTTCAACTATACACGTTATAGATTTTTTCAGACTTTCTAATCCTTATTGGTTAGCGGTTTCCCTTGCAATTGCTTTTGAACTGGGTGCAGCTGCGTCTTTGGCTTCTTTGATTATTCTAGAGAAGATGAACAAAGGTCTTATCTGGTCTTTGTTTGCAGTCATCACTCTTATGCAAATGCAGGGTAATATGTACTATGCCTTTGTTAACATGGAGAACTTCCAGGGATGGTCTGAACTTTTTGGGTTAATCGAGGAGGATATTATCTATCAAAAAAGAGTTTTAGCCGCAGTTTCTGGAGCAATTCTCCCACTTGTGGCTCTTGGATTTATTAAATCTTTGGTCGACTATATTAAACCCGAGTCACAGTCTCCGGTGGAAGAAACCAGTAAGATAGAAGAAGACTCTAGTGTCGAAGAAGTTAAGAAGGAAGAAGTTCAGATCGAGATTAAAGAGGATAAATTTTCTTATAACCAAGAAGAATTAGAGGAAATAAAGGATTGGGATGTAACCCTAGAAGACGGTTTGCAAGAGGAGCTAGTGTCAGAGGAGGTAAAAGAAGAAAGGGATGAGGACCATGAATTAGACCTCGCTTTGAATGAAATGGTGAAAGATATTGAAGTTTCTTCTGAAGACCCATCTAGTAACCCCTCCAACGTTGTTAGCGGTTACTACGGGGACATCGTCATAGATGGAAATGGAATACAAACCGAGGAAGAAAAAATTCTTCCCGTCAATTCTAATAAAAGAAGGGAACCTATAGACAATTCTTCTAAAGTCTATATAAGCCCAACAAGATTATAAAATGGCCATAATACTAGGAGCAACAGGATTTATTCCCGGTTCCACCGGATACAACTTTGACGGAGGTAGTTCTGAAAACGAATCTAACCTCTATCTAGCTGACAGTAACAGCAGTGAAAACATCTTCATCCCTGGAGGGAGTGCAGAATTTAAAGTTGATTACGCTATTATAGCTCCAAATCCGACCGCTCTTAGAAGAGTGAATTTAACTTTTGCAGACTTTAACGATCCGGTAAACGTTAGATTCTATAACACTGCTCTTAATGTTGCATGGCAAAAGTACACAGAAGAGACACTTAATTTAGTAAGTTTTTTCCATCCCATTCAGAATTTTTCTAACTATCAAAAACAGACCTTTAATATCCCCGCTAGATCCACAATTAATTTTGACATTGGGAACTTTGACGAAACTTTTGGAGAGGTTAGTTTACTTATGGCTCAAGCTGAATATCTCCCCCATTTGACAGCAGATCCCTATAACGTTATCTATTGGAACTATAAAAATTCACCTAGATATGTTATGGGGGAGTTTATGGTTTTGACGGGAGCAGTCAAAACATCAGGAAACTGGAAAGGGTGGCAAGTAGATCCAAGCCTAGAACCAGACTATGATGGTATCACCCCGGGGTTTGTTTTTACCAATCCAACCAATTACACGGTTCGAATATCAATATTAACAGCTAACTAATGGCAACTAGACCAATTATATGTCCTCCTCTGGTTTATCCGGGATTTGTTTTCTATAAAGACAAGTTTGTCTTGGACCAGGACAACACAAAAACCACTTTTTTTGATCTCTCCCAGCTTCTTATAGGAGTAACTGCATATTCTAGGCTAAAGATAACTCTTCAGCCGAGCACTTCGGTTATGCTAAGTCAGTCCGATCTAGTTGATAACGAAGGTTTTGTTAGATGGATTGCTATTAAGGCTTCTTATCCTCCCCCAGTAAGTCCTATCCTTTATAATGCAGAAGTTCCCGTAGTCCCAGGATACCCTAGACCGACCAACGGAACTCCCCAGAATCAAAAATATTTAAACTGGACATACGAAGGAAACACCTATCCTCTGGGGGAACTTATGATTCTTTCCGGTAACCCTGCAGGGTCTATTGATGCAGATGCTATTGGGTGGAATCTTTCTAACCAGGATATAGCTTACTCTGGAGGGGGGATTACTATTACTAACCCACACGATGCAATGGTAGTAAAACTAGAAATAATGGTCGCTAGATAAAAAAACTAAAAAAAGATTGAATATATAAAGGAAAAATTCCTCAGAAGAAGGAAGATATATAATCTGTAAAAAAACAATCAGGAAAATGGATTTAATAACAAAACTACAAAATCTAAAAGAATCTACTCAGTCTAGAGAGGTTAAGGATTTGTGTGACACCTACATTAACGAATTGAAGAGTGGAAACACCTCCGTTAACGAGTCTCTAATCGTAGAATCTTTGGAGGAAAAGATCGAAAATACAATTTCTCCTCTGGAAGCTCTTAGAAACGAAGAGCTAGAAAGATCTAAGTCTAGAGCTAAAATGCTAGCAGAGTCTTGGGGAGGGATAAATTCTTTCTCACCTTCTAGAAATGCTGGTTCCTATGTTGATGGGGAGAAGAAAGAAGAAAGAAGAGTTAGCGAGATTGAGGGAAAGCTTAATGAAGCTCTTTCTGAAATGGCTAGATTTGATAAAGCTGCCGAATCTTACGTAAACTCAAACAGAGTTGAAGAACTAGGAGTTCTAGAATCTGTTCTATCTTTGGTTCAAAAGCCAATTTATGAACATGCTAGCTTTAAACTTCTTTGCGAAAACTATGTAAATCTAATTAAGAATAAATCCATCCCTGAGTATTGGATTGCAGAGTCTTTCGTTTCTGACTTCACTAACTACTCTTGGGACTCTAGTGTTAAAGAAGCAGTTAATAGAATTACTGAATCCATTAATACTCTAAGACCTGAGATCGAAGTTTCTAAAGCCCTTTATCAGATTCAGAACACAGGAAATTCTGATTTTTATTCCCCCGTGAAGGAATCTATTTCCAAATGGTTAGTTTCTGAGTCTAAGTCTATCCCTGCATTATCAAAAGAGCTAGGGGTTTGGTCTTTCAATCCGATCGTTAGAAACTTGATTAATACTCTTTCTGTATTAGAATCAAACGGATCTAAGGTTAATCTCCCTATGGTTAATGGAAATTCTGAAGTTAAGAAAGTTTACTCCCCAGTACTGGTTGAAGGAGGAAAAACTATTTTTGCAATAGGAAAAACTCTTTTCGAAGGATCCTCAGAAGGAATAAGAAAAATTTCTAATAATGAAATTGCTTCTCTAGACAAAGAATTTATGGGTCTTCTAGAATCTTTTTATACTAATGGGGTTAAAGCAGATTCTAAGGGAATTTCTATCTATTCAGGAGACACTAGAATTTCTATCGTTCAGGAGAACGAAGAGAATAAGATTTACATTAATAATGACGTAGCTAGATTTGATGATTACAATCAGCTTGCAAAGATAATTTCTCTAAAAGTTTCTAATACTCTTGGACTAAATGAAAATAAAATCATCTACGACGTTATCAGGATTTATGAAAATTTTGATAGTATAGTAGAATTGGATTTTGCTAAGACCATTGTTTCTAAGATCTATGAAGGAGCTTCTGTTAACCTTATCAAGTGGGACGGAAAAATGTATCTTCACAAGATTAACGAGTCAATGAGAGAAAATTCTCTCTATTCAGTAAACGGATCTCAAGCTTCTAACATAGTTAAAGACTTTTTGAGATACGACATTTCAGAAGGATTAACCGAGTTCTTGGACGGAGAGAAGAAGATAAAGTCCATCATGCTTAACGATAGAAAGAAAGTTATTGAAAATATTTCTATCGTAGAGTCCGAAATGAAGAAAATCGAAGCTCTAGTTGCTACTAATCCTCTATACAAAGGATCCAAGCAGCTTTCTCAAGCTTATAATATCCTTGAGAATGAGCTCCAGTCTCTTAAATCTAAATGGTCTACAATCAATGCAGAACTAGATTCTATTGACAACAATTCAGTAGAAATTGAAGATCTGATGGAAGATTCTAAATTTACCGTAGGAGACTATGTTAAAGTTAAAGAGAACGGAAATACTGGAAAGATTATTTCGGTAGACACAACTTCTGGTTCTTACACTGTTCTTTTAGATAGTGGAAAAACTGGAGATTATGGTGTAGAAGACATTATGGATCTAGAAGATGCTTTCAAAAAATCTTCCGATGAGAATGAAGAAGGAGGAGTAAAAGAATCTACACAGCCTCTTGCTAAAGCACCTTCAACTGGAAAAAATCCGCACGGAAAATCTCCAGCTCAAGTTATGAGATCTAGCATTTCTATTGCTCCTTCTAACAAGTCTCAAGATAAATCCGGAAAAACAGACGTTGAAAATCTTAAAGATGCAAATCTTGAAGAAGCTCCTAATAGCAAGAACAAACCTACTGACTATGAAGTTAACGACGAAATTGGGTACAATCTAGAAGAATCCCAAGATTCTTTAGTAGTAGCTCCAGGTGGAAAATCTAAAGCGGACATGTCTACAGAATTTGAAAAATCTGGACTCAAAGCTGCTAATTTAGCTAAAGCTCCTGGTAAAGAAGAAGGAGACGCGGATTATAAAGTACACTTTCCCGAGCCAAAGGGAAATAAGAAGGCTGAAGTAATGGGAAATTCTCATTTAGCTTCTGCTCCGGGAATGGGAAAGTCTAAAATGGACGAGTCTGATCTTTCTAAGCTCAATCCAGAACTAGCTACAGCTCCAGGAAAAGCTGAAGGAGATGCAGGATATGCTATCAAGTATCCACATCCTTCTTCTCACAGCCCCGAAATAGACAACCCTTCTAATATGAACTTAGCAGATACCCCCGAAAAGGGATCTAAAGTTCCAGCTAAAGACAAAACTAATCCTAACTTTGCTATCGCTCCTGGTAAACTAGTAGGAGATGCTGGATATGAAGTTGAATACCCAGAACATGTTGGAGGAGAGGAATATATCGACGACCTAGACACCATGAACTTAGCTGGTACCCCTTCAAAGGGAGCTGAAGGAGATATTGACTATGAGGTTAATTCCGAAATGGGATACAACCTAACAGAAGGGTTTGAAAGACCTAGTCCTGAACTAAAAAAAAATTAAAATCGGCTCTTGGTAAAGTTTGGTCTTTTGCTCCCGAGAACGAAGAGCAAGAAGCTAAAAAGCCAAAGCCCGAGATAGAAAGTCTCGAAGGAAAAATGAGTGTAGCCCCAGACGGCAAAAAGAAAAAGTCTGAGGATACACTCATTTCCAATGAAGACGAAGGGGACGAACAAGAGAAAGAATAATTTAAAATGAGAATAAAATCATATTTAGAGTTTATTAACGAGGCAGAAACTGTCCCACATTCAGAGAAAGAAATTGCGGGCCTAGCTAAAGATCCTAAAATAATATCTCTAGTTTCAAAGATAGTTAAAAAAGATTCCTCTGAAGTTAAGAAAAAAATTGAGTCTTCTTCTCAAGTTACAGAAGAGGAAGATCTAAACGAGTCACTAGGAATAACTCTTGCTTTGGCTCTCCCGATGATTTTAGAAGCTGGAGGGTCCCTAGCCAATTTGATCAAAAGAAATTTTGGTCTGGACGAGAAAAAAATGGAAGAATATAAAAATTGGGAATTTGAATATGAAAAACTAAAGAAAGAAATAGGAGAGCACAAGAAGTCCCTTACCAGTCTTTCAAACCCCTCAGAAAAAACAAAACACGAAGAAATGTTGGAGAGGTTAAAAAAAATGAAAGAAGAAAGAGATGAGAAGTTCGGGTCAAAAGTGGGAGAAAAGCTTACCCATGCAGGACACTCTTTACATAAAGTTTATACTGGCCCAATTAGAGCTTTATTGTGGGGGGTGTCTAAATTTACTTCCCCAACTAGCGATCTAAGAAAGAAGGAAATTAGAGATAAAATAGCAAATATTGTATATGCTGCTTTAATGGTTGGATATGCAGGATATGGAGTTTGGCATTCTTTATCTCATCTAAGTGGAGTTTCGGAAGCAGCTACAGCTATCTTAGACGGAACAAAGGGAGGAAAGAGCGTTTCTGAAATCCTAGCTGGAATTCCTTCTCTGATAAAAGCTTTTGCTGTATAAACTAGGGAATCTATTTTCCTTTAAAAAAATTGATATATAAAAAACTATGAAAAACCTAATGACTTTCGGACAACTTAACGAATCTCAGATATTTGAAGCTTTTGGAAAAGGTGCAGGTAACGGGCTGAATCCTCTCTTCAAGAAAAACTTTATGGACATGGCTACTAAAGCATATGGATATAAGGCAAGTGGAGAAACTCTTTCTAGAGATATCGACGGAATTAAATCTACTATCACGGTGAAAGATTCGGGGATAAAGTCTGATTTAATTGGAGATTATCCCCTAACCAAAACTAAAGCTGTAGACTACGTTAAATTTTTGAATAAAGTAGGAGACGAAGCAAGAAAACAAGCTAAAAAAGCAGTTAAAAAATAATGAAGAATCTTAAAAGTTTTAGCGATTTTTCAATAAGTGACGATTTTCACGTAGTTGAAAGTATCTTTATAGACGTTCAGCCGGACAACTATTTTGAGGGAGTTCTTCTCGAGGCTAAAAAATTCATTGACCAGAAAGAGCTCGCAGAAGAAGTAAAAAAATCTTTAGCTGACGGAGAGATTGTTTATATTAAAGTACTGGGAAATCCAAAAAGACCTGTTAGAACGGTAACCCACAACTTGGCTAAAATGCTGGTAGAACTTATAAATTCTGTTGCTTATGGGGAATTTAGAAGAAGATGGTCCAATCTAAGTGAAGAACAATTTGACGAGGTAATTGCTACCACTTTAAAAGATGTTCTACAGGACTGGCACAAAAGCGTCGATAAGCCAGGTCTAACAGATGGACAGATTTATGGTAATTTGAGGACCCTCATTAAAACTAGATTACTAGGTGCAAACAATCAACTTATGAGGAAAGTGGTTAAAGAGCCCTCCGGGTCTAGCCAAGTTGACTATGATGCAGTAGACAGAGCAGTAAACAAAATCCTAACCGGAACTACAGATAGACCTTATAGACCAGCAGTAAAAGCTCCCGAGCCCGGAGAGAAGAGCTGGTTCGACTACGATCCAAACATGTGATCGGAATTTTCCGAAACTAAATCCGCACTAGTTGATATAACAAATTAAGTGCGGATTTATTTTTTACGCTAAAATATTTTTAAATGGCAGACTACGTTAAAAACTCAGATTTGATGAAGGCAATTTTGGAATCTAAAGAAAAGGGCCAATTAACTCCTCAAACAATTAGCATGTTCTATTTGATGATACAAGGGATATCAAAGAAGATGGCATATAAAGACCCAGAAGATAAAGAGGACTGTATGGCTTTTGCTATGGAAGACCTTTGTAAATACTGGGATAGATTCGATCCCCAGAAGTCCAACAACCCTTTTGCATACTACACTCAAATTGCTAAAAATGGATTTGCTAAAGGGTGGAAGAAAATTCATCCCCCAAAATCTCCAAAAACCATTCCTTTTTCTCATATAACGGGAGAGGATAATTCCTACAACGTTTGATTTATGTCGATCAAGAAAGTAAAGCCCAATGGAAGATACAAGTCCGGTCTTTACGAGCCACTAAATCCGGACAAATACATAGGAGATCCCCACAATATTGTGTGTAGATCTTCCTGGGAATTTAGATTTTGTAAATACTGCGACACCAATGAAAAAATACTAAAGTGGTCTTCTGAGCCCCTCCAAATTCCTTACTATAATCCGCTAGACAAAAAGGAACATACCTATCATGTAGATTTTTATATGAGAATTCTAAAGGACGATGGGATAGAAGCGGATTGGATAGTTGAAATAAAACCAGAGTCTCAGTACAAAAAACCAGAGCTAACTCAGCCTCACACACTCCCCAAGTTAAAAGCATATAACGAAAAAATGCAGCTTTGGATCACGAACCAGTCTAAGTTTAAAGCTGCTAGAGAATGGGCATCTAAAAGAAACTATAATTTTGGAGTCATAGACGAAAATTTCCTATTTAAAAGTCCCTAATAAATGGATTTTAGAGAAAAAATAATAGAATACAGAAAAGAAGCTCCTTCCGTTGCTTCGTTGTCTACTAAAACGGACCTTTATTTTCTAGAAAAATATGGGAACAGGGGAGAAGGAGGAACTTTTAAATACAACGGAGTTTTATATCCCGGTAGTATTTATTTTTTTAATTATAACACAGATTCTAAAATTACAGACAAAGTTAAGTTTATCGATAGGAATCCCCTAGTTCTTTACATTTCCTCAGAAAGAGTAAATCAAGAGCTGATAGTAAAGTGCATAGATTTAACCATAACTCCCCCGGATCAAAGAGTTGAGATTCTCCAAAGACTGTATGAAAAATTTTCAGGGATTTTGGAGAACAACGAAAAGAAAACTTTTAAAGGGGAATCTCCCGACCCTATACTTTTAAATTCTAAAGATCTTCCTCAGATTTTTAAAGATACAGGATATAAATTTTCTTTTACAGGGTTCAAGTTTAAGTATATGGAGCAAGTTAAGTTTGTAGACTATTCCGACTGGTATAAACTTCCTTATTTAAAATATTCTCTCGTTCAAGGGATGTCCATCAACGAGATATATAATGACTATAGATCGAAATTAAAAGAGTAACTATATCTATAAAGTAAAGACTTAAAAAGTAAATGGCAGGTTTTATAGAAAATCCACAGGGCAGCCCAATATTCCAAAGAATTAGAGATTCGGTTAAGAATCTAAGTAATTTTGGTTTAAACTATGGGGACATGGTGGTAAAAAATTCCCAGGCCATTGGACAAACGGAAGCAGCCTTTTTAAAGAAAGGTTTAATCGAAGACGAGACTATGCTATATGCCTTGGCTAGGCAAGATACAACTTCTAAGCAGTACGTTTCTTATTTTGATAAAGACTATAAGGGAAAAAGAGATTATCTAAGAAAATTTTCCCTTAATCCAGAGATCGAATTTATTCTCGATCTTGTTAGTGACGAGTCTATTTCTTACGATACCCATAACTTCTTCGCCTATCCAGCCTTTTTAAATTTAACGGGGCTAAAAGAAAAAGTCATAGAAAAAATAAATGAAAATTATAAGAAGCTCTATGACATGTTTGGCTTCACCGACGATATTAGTGCTTGGCAATACTTTAAGCAGTTCCTGGTAGATGGATATGTAGCTTTTGAAATTATCTACGATGATAAGGGAAAGAATATCATTGGATTTAAAGAGATCGACGCAATGACTCTAATGCCTTCTGTAGAGAAGCAAAAAGATGGAACCTATCTCAATGTTTGGTGGCAATATTTTAAAGATCCTAGAAGAAAAAGGATGCTTTATGACTCCCAAATTATCTATATCTCTTATGCTAAGGGAAACACTGTTTCGAGAGTAAGCTACACCGAAAGACTTATTAGACCCTATAACATCTTAAGAATTATAGAATACACGAGAGTTATTTGGTCGGTTATGAATGCTTCCTTTAGAATGAAAATGACTATTCCAATCGGAACTAGATCCCAACAGAAAGGAATGCAAACACTCGGAGAGCTGATGAGCATTTATAAAGAAGATGTCAGTCTTAACGATCAAAGTGGAGAATTGTTTGTAAACGGAGCTCCAAAGATACAGTTTTTCAAGAACTATTTGATGCCCTCAGGAGTCAATGGAACACCTACGATAGAGCCAATCAATAACGTTGGTCCTAATCTTAATGATCCTGCTCCACTAGCTTATTTCTTTGATAAACTAATTAATGAATCTAAGGTGCCCAATTCCAGATTTACTGGACCTGATGGAGGAACAATGGGAAAATATGCTAATGCAGCAGAAGGTCTAGATAAGCAAGAAATTAGATTTGCTAAGTTTATAGATAGACTTAGAACTGCTTTCCAGGACATTTTAGTTAAACCCCTTTGGATTCAAATGTGTAAAGATTTTCCAGAGTTGGAAAAAGATTACATGTTTAAAAGTCAATTGGGATTGGATTTTGTTTCTGATAACCCTTTCAAGAGGAATCAAGAGATGGAAATCATCACCAAGAAGAAAGAGTCTGTCGACAAACTTATAGCTCTAACTGATGATACCGGAGGAGGATTTTTCTCGGTCCCCTACTTAATAGAAAATTATTTAGGTCTAACCGAAGACGATATCAGAGCAAACGAAGAAGCTAAGAAAAAAGCGGAAGAGAAGAAAAAAGAAGAAGGGGCAGCCCCGGCAGCAGGAGCAGCTCCGGCCGCACCAGCAGCAGAGACTCCAGCAGCAGAGACTCCGGCTGAAACCCCAGCAGCAACTTAAGAATAAATGGCAGGTTTTTTAGATAGCACCCCACAGAATAGATTCCTATCTCAAGTCTACAAGAATCTAAGTAGAATTGGAAAATTTGGAATGGAGTATGAAGACATGGTCATTCGTAATTCTCAAACTATTGGGCAAACTGAGTCCCAGATGTTTTCCGAAGAAGGAAACGGGTTTACAAACGACAGTGCTTTCTATTGGACCCTCGGATATCAAGACACCAGGATAAGAAAATATATTGCTTATTTTGATAAAGACTACCTCGGGAAAAGAGACTTTCTAAGAAAATTTGCTCTTAACGGAGAGATAGATTTTATCTTGGAAACTGTTTCGGACGAAGCCATTAACTACGATGACAAGAATTTTTTCTGTCAGCCCCTTCTCAATAATTTAGATCTAAAAGATAAAATAATAGAAAAGGTTCACGAGAACTTTAAAACTCTCTATATGCTATATGCTTTCCAGCAAAACAACCTTGCCTGGCAGCTATTTAAGCAGTTTTTGATAGACGGATTTCTTGCTTTTGAAATTGTTTATTCTACTGACGGGAAGAAAATAGTTGGATTTAAAGAACTAGATCCAACGTCTCTTCAGCCCCACACAGAAAAAGCTCCGGACGGATCTTTCGAACAAATTTGGCTCCAGTACCCTAAGGATAGTCAGCTTTCTAGAAAGCTTAAGTCGGAACAAATAATTTATATTTCGTACGCTAAAGGAAATTCGATTTCTAGAGTTAGCTATGTTGAAAGACTGATCAGATCTTATAACATTCTGAGAGTGATGGAAAACACCAGAGTTATTTGGAATGTTATGAATGCCTCTTATAGATTAAAGTTTGTCATTCCGGTTGGAACCCAATCCCAGCAGAAAGCAATGCAAACTCTTGGACAGTTAATGTCTTCATATAAGGAAGAGGTAACCATGAACGACACATCCGGTGAACTTTTGGTCAACGGAACACCAAAGATCCAGTTTTACAAAAACTATCTCTTCCCTGAGAAGGACGGAGTTTCCCCACAGATCGACGTATTGAATGCAAACGGTCCAGACTTTAATGTAATGGAAAATGTAATCTACTTCTATAATAAACTGAAGATGGATTCTAAGATACCTTACGCTAGATTTGCAGGTAGAGGAGCAACCCCGACCAATTATCAAATTGCTATAGACCAGTTAGAGAGAGATGAAATTAGATTTGAAAAATTCTTAACCAGACTTAGATCTATTTTCCAAGAAATTGTGGTTAAGCCTCTTTATATCCAGATGTGCTTGGATTTTCCTGAACTTGCCAAAGACAGAAGTTTTAAGGCAAATTTAGGATTAGATTACTACAATGATAATCAATTCTCTAAATTTTTAGAATTAGCACATTTAACCAAAGCAACTGATTTTGTTACTGCTTTAGGGGACATGAAGATGAAAGTTGGGGAGGAAGAGAAGCCATACTTCGACAAAGACTTTTTAATTAGGAGATTTGTTCCTCTAAGTAGAGACGAGTTTCAAAAGAACAAGAAGTACAAAGATAAGGAAAAAGAGCAGGCAGAGAAAGCTAAAAAAGAAGGCGGGAAAGAAGGAGCAGCAGAAGGCGGAGGAGAATCCTTTACTCTTTAATTAGACCGTATATTTATGTAGATAAAGATAATCTACATGAAGAAAGAACTCAGAATACTATTAGCCGTAGAATCCCTAGAAGGAAACGGATCCCAGAAAGAAAAACAGAGACTGATCTCCGAAAATTTATCGGAGGAGATGTTATACATCCTGGACGTTTGTTTTAATCCATTCATCACTACCAAACTTCACAAGTTAGATCTCAGTCAGAATTTAGAGGTTCCTGAGTTTCCTGGGTTTGACACTTTTAAAAACCTGGTAGAGGACCTTAAAAAAGCTCCAGCTGCTAATGACTCCCTAAGATCGAGAGCTAATGCCCTCATAAATTCTACCATTAACGAGGAAAACTTAGCAGAAGACATGGATCTTCGGGTAATTCTAATGAAGATCCTAACTAAAAGGATGAACATCGGGATCGGAGCTAAACTGATTAACAAGGCGATAGGAAGAGAACTAATTCCCGACCCTTCTTTAATGTTAGCTTCGGATGACCAAAAAGAAGTAGCTAATTGGGATAAAATTTACTGCGAGGAAAAGTATGACGGGGTTCGTGTGATAGCTGTAGGAGACAGGGAAAAAGGTTTTCAGTTCTACACCAGGTCTTTTAATGAGCTGGATAAATCTAAACTTTCTAGGATCGAGGGAGAATTAGTTCAAGTTTTGAATAATGCGAGTATTGTTGGGGAAGTATTCTTTGATGGGGAGTTAACCGATTCGAATAGAAAATCTGTTTCGGGAAAAGTAACTCAAATTCTGAAAGGAACCGCTCCAAACGATATTGACAAAGATTTTCTCTTTAATATCTTCGACCTTGAAAAAGCAGAAGTTTTAAAAACAGGAAAAGGAACTGTTCCATTCGTAAGAAGAAGACAAGAGCTTGCTTTATTAATGGGATTTCTTAAGGACGAGTCAAAAGTTAAATTGGCTAGACAGTGGGTGGTAGATTCGATGGAAGAAACCCAGAAAATTTATGGTTTGATAGTTTCAATGGGAGGAGAAGGAGTTATTTTAAAACCGGCAGATCACGTCTATGAATGTAAGAGAAGCAGGAATTGGGTGAAGCTAAAACAGATCCAAGATTGTGACCTAGAGATTACTGGCTGGTTCCCTGGAGAAGGGAAGAGGGAAGGATTTATTGGAGGGTTTATCTGCAAAGACGCCAGTGGAACCCTAGAAGTTCGGATCGGATCTGGATTTACTGATAAAGATCTTCAAGAACTAAGCCAAGATCCAGACTCTCTCATTGGTAAAATTGCAGCAATCCAATACAATGAGCCAATTACAGACAAGTTTGGAGGACGCAGTTTGTTCCTCCCCCGCTTCATCGAAATCAGATCCGATAAGACTGTAGCAGATGATATGACTAAGATGTTCTAAAACAAGAAACTAATGGACCCCCAGAACACTATAATGTCATATCTATGATTCAGGATCTTCTCACCGAAAAATTAAGACCTAAAGAAATAAGACATATGATCCTCCCCCCGAGGATCCGCAGTCTTTTTGAAAACAAAGGTCTAAATCACAACGTACTTTTAGCCGGATCTCCTGGCTGTGGAAAAACAACTTTAGCTAAGATTCTAGCTAAAGATCTACCTCACATTTTCATCAATGTTTCCGACGAGAGCTCGGTAGACACTATCAGGAATAAAATCAATGACTTCTGTTCAAATATTTCTGTCCTAGACGGAAAGTCTTCTAAGAAGGTAGTGATTTTAGACGAGTTTGATGGAGCTTCAGACCAGTTCTATAAAGCACTAAGGGGAACGATTGAAAAGTTCGCAGGCAACACGAGATTCGTTGCTACGTGCAATTATATCAATAAGGTCCCAGATGCAATTCAAAGTAGATTTGAAGTTATCAATTTTGATCCTGTAAACTCTGAAGAGGAAGAGGCTATCAAGGACGAATGGAAATCTAGAGTTAGACTAATTTTAACTAAAATGGGAATATCTATCGAAGATGACTCCTTGTCAGCTTTCGAGAAAACTTATTTCCCGGATTTCAGGTCTGCCTTAAACAGGATCCAATCTTGGTCTATTGAAGGTGTAACAAAGCTAGATCTTGCCAAAGTTAAAGAAGCAAACTGGTCTTATGAGGACCTTTATAAAATGTTAATGACTTCTAAGGACCCTGTTAATAACTATCAAGTTATTGTTGGTCAATATTCAACCAAAGTTGATGATGTTATGACCTCTCTTGGAAGTGAGTTTATCGACTGGATTGTTAAAAACCATCCGGACAAATCTAAGATCATCCCAGCAGTTATTGTTTTAGTTGCTTCTCATCAAGCTCAGAGAATTGTGGTTATCGACCCTGTTGTTTCTCTGCTCTCCCTATTTTTCCAAATCCAAAAACTAATAGACTAATGGACTTATTACCAGAAAAAATAAAAAGAAAAGGTTTTACCTATGAGCTAGAAAAGAGAGGAAATAAAGCTCTCATGTACCGTCAGATAGACGATGAAGATGGAATTTTAATTGCCTATGAAGTTTTTAAGATTAAAGTAGACCCGCCAAAGGTTGTTTTTGGAATTCCTCTAAATGAAAGGGAAGTTTTTCCTGCCAATGAAGATTTCGGAAAATGGGCTTGGGCTTGTAGAGACAAGGATAGGGCAGAAAGAAGATTTCAGGGGTTAGAGGTTTCTTCAGACGGAAACCCGGAGGAGGAAGAAGATGAGTAAGTCGGCTATTTTAGCCGTTTTGCTTATTATAGTTGGCCAGGCAGGAGCTTGGTTCCAACAGTTTTCTCAGTCTAGATTCGAATGGATGAAGAATAATCTTTGGGTTAATATTTTCATCATTGGATCTATAGTATCCTGCTCTTTTGTTTTTGCAGCAAAATACGGGATGGAGTCTTTTGGGAGTGCTTGGTCTTATAGATTGGTCCAGTTTTGCATTGGTGTGTTTGTTTTTACCTATTTAACTCAAGTTTTTCTTGGGGAGAATATTTCGGTTAAGAACGGAATTTGTATAGGCCTATCCGTTCTAATTATTTTAATCCAGGCCTTTTGGAAATAAAAAATGAAAAAAAGATTAATTATTGTAGGAAAAGGGGGGTCCGGAAAGGACCACTTAAGAAAAATTTTAGTAGAAAAGGGATTTAGGTATTGCATCTCTCATACGACGAGACCCATTAGAGAAGGGGAAGAAAACGGAAAAGACTATTGGTTTGTATCAAGTTCTGAACTACCTTCGATGGCGAATGACTTTTATGAAGCCGTTTATTTTAATAACTGGTTCTATGGGACTTCGATAAAGGAGTTCTATTCTTCTAATCTTTTCATTATGACCCCGAAGGGAATTTCTAAATTAAAGTCAGAAGATAGGGAAGAGTCTGTGGTGGTTTATCTAAACATAGATGAGGAAACTAGAAAGAAAAGACTTAGAGAAAGAAGAGATGCAGACGATGTGGAAAGAAGGCTTCAAGCAGACTTCCACGACTTCCACGAGTTTGAAGATTTTGACTATGAAATAAAAGACCCATCTTTTACCGACATAGGAGAAATTGGGACCGTATCTTTCTATACAAGCCATGATTAATATACTAGTAGACGGCAATTACATCTTTCACAAAACCTTTGGGGTTTTTGGTGGATTTGGTGTTAAAAATCCAGCGGAAGTTTTAGGAACTCCTGGAGAGCAAGCAATGTTTATTCGAAAAGTCTCAACTGACCTTTGTGCAGGTCTTAAACTCCTTCCACAAGGGGGAAGGCTGATCTTTACTTCCGATAGCAGATCCTGGAGAAAAGACGTGGAAATAGAAGATGGAGGGTATAAATCTAACAGAGTTAAAGATGAAACAGTAGACTGGACAATATTTTTTGACCTGATGACAGAGTTCGGACATCAGCTAGAGTCCCAAGGGTTCATCTTTTCTAAAACTAAGGGAGCAGAAGGGGATGACCTCCTTTATTTTTGGTCAGATCATTTTAACTCTCTCGGAGAGAACTGCATCATTATCAGCGGAGATAAGGACATGCACCAATTGGCAAGACATAATGATAAAGGATGGACTGTAATCTGGAATAACAACTCCAAAAACAACATATTGGCGGTTCCCCCCGGATGGGAAGAAAATTGGGTTAACAAAAATGAATCCATCTCTATCTTTGACATGGGAGCTGCAATCTCACCAGACAAGGAAAAGATCAAAGAGTTTTTGAAGAAGGTAACCATCGAAGAAGTTAAAAGAAGAGATTTTGTTTTCAATAAGATGCTTACTGGAGACAAAGGAGATGCAGTTCCTGGGGTTTGGTACACTGCAGCTCCCGGAGGAAGATTTAATGGAATTACACCTAAAAAGGCAGAACAGATATTAGAGTCCCTAAATCAGTCTAAGTGGAAAGAGTCTAAGTTTATAGACATGCTGCAGGACCAGGAATTCCTTTCCTGGATATCTGGATTTGTTCTTAGGATTCTAAAAGATGTTGACAACTCGGAAAACAGACAAAAAGTATCTAAAAATCTTCTTAGAAATTATACTCTAATGTGGCTAGATAGAAGCGTAATGCCTGAGTTTGTTACCGAAAATTGCACCTCAGAAATTTCTAGAGGAATGGAACTTCCTAAGAAGAACGTAACTACAGACAGGATAAAGCTTCTGGAAGGTACTTCTTGGGTTGTCACCCCCTCGGCTCCAAAAGCTTTTGACCCTTTTTCTAATTTCTAATGGAACTATTTGACGTAATTAAAAAGATTTTCAATAAAAAAGGATGGGACGACGTTGGAAGAAACGATAAAGTTCGGAACTTTTTTATGATTAACCGAATCATGTCTATACAATGGCCTATCCAAGCTCACCAGTTTAACCACACTAAGGTTTCTCCAGCTCCCGTAGCGGATTGGTGGCACGGAACCATGTCCAACTATTACAGCAAAGTTCCAGGATGGATTTTTACTAAGACAAAAAAGAAAGAAGGGAAAGAAGAAAAAAAGATAGATTTTTCCTCCTACGAGGAAGCAGAGTCTTTTGTTAGATCCAGATTTGAAATTTCTAAAAGAGAAATATCCGAAATGAAAAAATTCTACCCGGAGAAGTATGAATCTTGGATCAAAGAAATATCTGAGCAACTAAAATCTATCAACAAAGATTGAAAATATATAAGAAGATGAAGAAGGAACATTCTAAGTTGATGGAGAAGGTTCTCCAAAGTTTAGACTGGGATAGTATCCTAGAGATAAATAGAGTTCTAAGGATTGGAACTGGAATGGGAAGTGAAATAGTTCCCGGGGTTAAGAAAAAACCCTTTGGTGAGAACATAACTAAAAATGATTTTAAATCAGAACTTAGAGCTCTGATTAAATACTCTATCGAAAATCATGTCCCCCAGCTAAATTATGGAAACTGGATTATTTATTGGGTTAGTGACGACTGGGACGTTGAAGTGACTTTTCCTCAAGAAATGGATGACGACGCTGTAGACGATCTAGACGATGATGATACTTTCTTTGTGATGGAACCTCAATTGGAAGTAATATATTCCCCGCAAAGGATTAGTTTAAAGGGAGAAATTTCGGACCAGGAAGGGGAGAGAAAAGACCACGTCAACCTAGAAGAAATGTTAGAAAAAGCTATCAAAAGTGAAGACTATGAGCTTGCTACTAAAATTAGAGATCTAATTTCTCAAAATAGAGAAAAAAAATTAGATAAATAGAGAAAATAAATCTTTTACTTGAAGCATATTATTCCCATTAATGAATTTTTTCAGGACGTTGGAGTCTTCGGGGACACTTACGGGTACGGGGGTGCTAACGGGGTTTTTAAGGTTACTTATAAACCTTATAAAGACCTTTCTGTCTCGGTGGGTCCCGATCCAGATGTTCCTCGGTATAAAAAAGGATCCGAATATCACGTGGGAGACTATGTCACTGCAAAGCCCATCAATTCTAAGAAAAGGATCGCGGGAATGATAATCAAGAACGTTCTCAGTAGCGACGGAAAAAACTACAAGTACTTTGTTCAGATTAAGAACAAAAACAAGAAGGAGGAAGAAGTTGTTGAAGTTGTTCCTAGCACTATCAAATTCCTAGAAGGAGGAGATAGAGGATTTAAACAGAGAGCTGCTAAATTTAACATGGATGCTGCAGCAGGAGACGTTTACAATTCTCCCTACGTTTATAATAATAACGTAGGTGGAGAGCAAGTAGATGGATCTTAATTAACTGTATTTTGAAACTACTAGTTCCCAGAAGCGTATAACTGATATGCTTTTGAACAGAACTGCCCACAGAATAGGATATCTGGGACCTATGAAATCCTGGGATGGTAAAAAAGTAGAAACTCTAAACCAACTCCTAGATTTTTTAATTTTACATTTAAATCACAACCAGAACAGAAAAATTCAAATGTTCTGTGTTGATGTTCAGGATATTGACTTCAAAGGAATAGATTTTTCCGGGATAGAAGAAGATTCTTTAGAGCAGGAAAAAATAGACATAGTTTCTAATTTTATCTCTTTTAACAAATCGAGATTATTTTTTTCCCTCTCTAAGAGCTATTTTTTAGGAAGTCAGATCTCTGAAGTGGTAGAGGAGACTAAAGAAATACTGAAAAAAATCTCGTCCTTTATGGATCTTTTAGGGTCTAAAGACCCTTCTATTTTAATAAGAGTTGGAAGTGCTTATGGAAACAGGAAAGAAACTTTATCTAGATTTTGTTCCGAGGTGGAATCTCTTCCGGAAAGTGTATCTTCTAGACTGGCAGTAGTTAATGATGAAAAACCCAGTCTTTTTTCCATTACGGATCTTTTATCCGGTGTTTTTTACTCTGTAAAAATTCCTATTTGTTTTAGATTTCTCCCCCACAGTTTTAATGATGGCGGGCTAACTTTTAGAGAGGCTTTGTTTCTAAGCTCCTCTACTTGGCCGGTAGGGGTTAAGCCTCTTTTTATTTATGCAGAATCTGAAGTAATTGATGAGTTTGGTCTTCCTACTAGTTCTCACCCTTCTGAACATCTCCAGTTTAGAATTCCGACATTTAATCTAGAGATAGATGTTATTGTAGATTCAAAGGGAAAAGACCTTTCTTGTGTAAAGTATATGAAAGAAAGTAGGGCTTTAAAGCCTATAGTTATCAACAGAGTTCCGGAGTAAGACCGTATATTCTATCATACATTATTATGCCAGAATTAGCTGAAGTTAAATTAACGGCGGACTACGTCAATAAGATGGTCCGAGGAAAAAAATTTGATAGGGTTAGGAAGAACCCTTCTCACAAAGGAAAACTATTTGATCACCCAGATCTATTTGAGATTTCTGCAGTTTCTCGGGGAAAGGAATTTAAATTATTATTAAATCATCAAGGGGGGACTGAGCATCTTCTCATGACTATGGGGATGTCTGGGTATTTTAAGTTAACCCCTTTCGGAGAAGAGGTGAAGCATTCCCACCTTATGTTTGATTCCACAGATGGAACGACTCTCTCGTTTGTAGACGTGAGAAGATTTGGTAAATGGGGATTCGGGGATTGGAATAAACTCCGGGGGCCTGACCCAGTTTATGAACACGAAGAGTTTTACTCTAACATCATGAACAATCTTGAAAAGAAGGATTTTTATAAGCCCCTTCACGAGGTTTTAATGAACCAAAAGTACTTTAATGGGATAGGAAACTATCTAAGAGCTGAGATTGTTTATCGTCTTGAAGACGTTGATCCCTTCCAGCCTGCAAAAAATGCGATAAAAGGACCTAAAGGAAAAATTCTTCTGGATCTTTGTAAAGAAATACCACACCAAGCCTACCTCCTGGGGGGAGGAAATCTTTATACCTGGGAAACTCCCCAAGAATTAGAAATTCATACTTCTCTTGGATCCTGGACCGACTGGATGAAGTGCTATGGAAACAAAAGTATGGCTTCGGAAGTAGACAATATTGGTCGTAGATTTTGGTATGACTCTAAATGGAAAAGAAATGATTAAAAAAACCGACATAAAAAACATTTTATACTTTGACGTTGAAACTGCAGGAGGGTATAAGAATTACGAGTCTTTGATGGAGAAAAATCCAAGACTGGCAAAACTCTGGGAAAGAAGAGCCAAATATTTTAGATCAAATTCTCCGGGAATGGAAGACTTGTCTGATTCTGAAATTTATCTACAGAAATCTGGTCTAGAACCAGAATTTGGTAGGGTTGTTTGTGTTTCTTTCGGAGTTTGGGACGAGCAAGAAAAACACCGGCTAACTTCTTTTTATGGGGAGGATGAATTGGAAATATTAGAAAAAACTTCAAAAGTCTTAATCAATGCTGTAGCGAAAGGAATGAAGATTTGCGGGCACAATGTTAAGATGTTTGACATTCCTTTTCTCGGGAAAAAAATAATCTTTAATGGTCTGGACGTACCCCCCAATCTCCAGATGTGGGATAAAAAACCTTGGGAAGTCCCTGTAATAGACACCGCCGAATTTTTCTCCTTTGGAAGCTGGTCTCAAAAGTTCTTAGGTCTAGACCTTCTTGCTTGCTCTTTAGGAATAAATTCTCCGAAGGACGACATAGATGGATCCCAAGTTCATGGAACCTTTTGGGAGGACCAAGAGTTTGAGAGAATTAAAGAATACTGTGAAAAGGACGTTATTACAGTGATGGACATTCTTAAGAAAGTCTCCAGATAAGATTTAAACATTAAGAAAGATAAGAAAGGATTGTTTGGATATATAAAGTCCAAATAATCCTTTTTTGTGGAGATAGTAAAATCCTTTCAAGACTACTTTTTATTTGAGAAGCAAATAAATGCTTTTTATCAGGATGAACTGAATCCTAAATTTTGGACCAGGAGAGTTTCGAAGGACGGATCAAAAGAGAAGTGGGTTCTGGACCCTCTAGTAAGAAAAAAACTTTTAAAAATTGGTCAAGAGTTTTATGAAAGTCTAAAGGATGTTGTGGGTAGAGTTCCAATCTCGGATATTCAACTGACCGGGTCCTTAGCAAACTACAACTGGACCGATCTTTCGGACTTGGACGTCCATATTCTTGTAGATTTTGATAAAATTAAAGCTCCAAGAAAAGTAATCGAAGCTGCAGGAGAGGGGGCGAAATTTATGTGGAACATTAGACACGATATAAAGTTAAGAGGTCATGATGTTGAAGTTTTCTTACAGGATTCTGACGAGAGACACCATATTACGGGCTTATTTTCTCTAAAAGAAAATCTTTGGATTAAGAAGCCACAGTTCGACCCTCCAAAAACTGATGAGGACGATGTAAACAAAAAAGCAGAAGCAATAGCAAGCGAAGTATCAGCATTAGAAAGCAAATTGATTTCCTCCTACTCTTTACCCAAAGAATCTAGAAATCTTTTCAAGAGGGCTAAATCCTTAAAAAAGAAAATAAGTAAGATGAGAAGAGAAGGACTTGAAAAGGGAGGGGAGTTTTCTGTTGGCAACTTAGCCTTTAAAAAGCTAAGAAATGATGGATATATAAGTAAGCTTATAGACGTCATGTCCAGGGCTTACGATAGAATTTATAGCGAATAATGAAGTTAATATTTTTACCCAAAGGAGGAGCAGGAATTTCTGATGGCGGAAGTTTCCCTATTATGGAAGTTCCAATGTCAGCCGAGGGCGCAGAGAAAACTACCCTCAACGACTTTCAATGGTGGGCTCCTACCGATAAATGGCAAGAGTGGCTGAAAAAAAATCCTAGGTCCTGGAAAGCGGAATCTGAGGTTTTCGATCAGGAGGAAGTCTACAACATGATAATGGAGTCCTTCAACTCTTATGATGAGGACCCGGAGTCGGTTATGGGATTTGAGGAGTTCTCAAGCTTGTTCGAAGAGGAAGAAAAAAAGGAGAACGAAGAGGGTCAAGTTTCAGTCTCCAAAGAAGAAGCTTCTAAAAAATTAACGAAGTTTACTTTTGCCTATAATAAACTTCTGGAAGAAAATAAAATTGAGCTAAATTTAAGTCTAGATAAACTTACCCCAAGTCAGTTTTACGCACTTATTTTAGATATGGTAGACGACAAGGGGCAGGACGTTCCTGAGACTAGAAATGCCTACAAGATGAAGATTTTGCCTTCTGACGCAAAAGCTAAGTTCTATCTTGCACAAATGACGGAAACTGCTCTAACTGGACCCATACCAGATGATCAACCAATAGGCACTACCTTCGCTAAAGTTGCTGGGTTTGTTGGGAGAGCCGCTCTTGGCGGAGCTCTAGCAGTTTTAGGAATTTCTCTTGCTTACAAGATGGTTGGTTCTGCTTTAACAAGACTAGGAATTAGATCCTGGTTTACAAAGATTATTCCTAACGCTTTTAAGTCTGGTTCAATCCGGGGTGCTTCATCACTAGCTAGAGGATTTAAATCTGCTAAATATTTTTTTACCTCTATTGGAGGAATTAGACCCTTCCTGATGGGAGCTGGAAGATTTAAGGGATTTATCCCCTCTCTTTTAAAAAGCGGGAAATTTATGTCAGCTATTAGATCTGGAAGTTCTGCAGTAGGGGCAGCAAGAGCTGCAGCCGGAGCAGGAAAAGCTACTAATCCAGTTGGGTGGGCTATAACAGCTTTAACTGTTGGTCAGCAGCTTTATAACTGGTTCAGTTCTAATCAAGCTCCTAGATATGGAGAAATAGAAGACGATGGTGTTGGAGCTCAAAACTCTTTTTCTCCTGGATCTATTCCCGACGGACAGAATATTACAGTCTGCTGGACTCAAGAAGCTGGGTCTAGTGGATTTCTTTCTTTTTTAGCCAGCATAGTTATCGCTAACGATACAAGAACCACCATGGAACTGGTGAAGTTGGGGAACTTTAACGGAAAAGCAGTTTTTTACTTGGTTGATGTTCACTCAGAGTCATATAAAAAACTTCTGGAAGAAAACTCTATGATCTTAATTTTCTTTGATCAGGGAGCTAAATTTGAGCATGGATTTTTTGATAATGACGACTTGAAATTAGAAGTTTTGAGTATTAAAGATGCTGCTGGACTTTCCGCTAATACTATTTTCCATGGATACTGTGCATGGGAGGATTTCCAAAGCGCTTATGAAAAAGCAGACGACAAAGCTCTAGAAGTTCCAGAAAATGCTCCGGACGAATATTCTTTCTACTTTAAGTATGGAAAATCTAATAGAGAGATAAATGTTACTGGAAAACTAGTAAGAGATTTAAGCTCGATAGACACGGTTAAAAATACTTTTAATTTTGAGAACCCTAACGAAGGAGGAGATGAAAAGCCTACTACCGAGTCATATTCCTTCGATATTTCTAAGGATGTAATGTCATTCTTTGAATTTTCTGAATCTGGATTTCCAACTTCTTTAATGTTACTAGAAGATGAAGAAGAAAAAGCCGCTGGAGAAGTTTCTGATGCAAAACTAACCGAAACCCAAAAAATTGCTCCCTACTCAGTTGAAAAAATAGAATATGCTGATAAAGCTTTAGAAGACCAAGAACTTCCTGATCTTCTAACATTTATCATACCTAGCGAGTATTTGGAAGCAGAGGATAATCAGAGTATTGATGTTGATCCCATCCAAGATGTAACAGTAAAATCACCTAAAAAAGGAGTTATAGTTATAGAAACTCAAGAAGCACCAGAACCGGTTCCAGTTGAAGTTGTTGGAGCTACCGGAGCTACAGGTTCCCAAGAACCTGAGGTAGAGGGAGGAGTTCCGGTTGAAGTAACTAAAGACGAGGTAAAAGTAAAATATAGAGACAATCCGGAAATTCTTAATGACTTAGGAATTCCTGATGTTACTAAGATTAAAGACAAAGATAGAGACGATAAAATTAAATTCCTAGATTTTATAACTCCAGAAGAGAAAGAAGAACTAGGAATAGGAGACTGGGACTTTATTAAAAAAGTTAAAATATCTAAAGACGGGAAAGGAAATCCTTTAGTTATTAGATTCAAAGCTGGTGGGATGGCGAAAGATAGAAAGAGAAAAATTAAATCCAGCGATGAAAATTTCGATACTGCTTTAAAGGTAGCTGAAAGAATTTTAGCTGGATTTAAAGAAGCAGAGGATAAAGAAGAAGATTAATATCGTAAAAAGATTAATTTTTCTCAGAAAAGATTAGATATATAAGAAATAACAAAAATTAGAAATGTATTCAGTTTCCTCAATTAACGAACAGATGGTTTTCATTCTGGAAAAGCAGAATCAAATCCTAGAAGCATCTAAGGAGATGACTTCAGAAGGAAAGGATTATGTCCTTAAAGGGATTGCTGCTCAATTCGGAAAAGAAAACAATAATAATAGAATCTACGAGGAAGGAGAATATCTTCCGCACCTAGATTATCTTAAAGACAAAATCAAACAAAAAAGACTAGTTGGTGAATTAGATCACCCCGAGAAGTTTGATATTTCCCTAAGCAACGTTTCACACGTAATCGAAGATTTAGAGTACGACAAAAGTGGAAGGGTCCTTAACATTAAAGTTAGACTTCTAGATACTCCAGCAGGACAAATTGCAAAAAGACTTGTTGATGCTGGTGTGCCCCTTTCTATTTCTTCCAGAGCAGCAGGTAACGTTGGACCAGACAAAAAGGTTCAAATTAAGAAAATTTTTACTTATGATCTAGTAGCGGATCCCGGCTTCCAAGACGCTCAACTAGAGAGAGTATATGAAAGCGCTGGATTTTCTCACGAAGATTTTATATATAAGAGAGAAAAAAGCGTTGTTAGCAGATTAGAATGTCTAAACGAATCATTAGGACTAAAAAATACAGATTCTTTGAGGATATATAATGTTAACGACAACGAAGAATTTAAAAAAATATTCAATACAGATAAAAATAAATCCGCTATTATGGAGAATACCAACAGAGAATTTGTAAGTGCTGAAGAACTAAACCAGTACACAATGTTCTTAAAGAAAGAAATGGATGCTATGAAGGCTGAAATTTTTAGTTTAAGATCAGGTAGAGTTGAAGAAGGTCAAGCACTAAGCTTTAACAAGCCTGAGCCTGCTTTAGGAAACGGCTACAACAACGGCCCTTCTGCTACTTCAGATCAATCTATCGAAGACAGAGTTGCTAGACTAGAAAAATATTCTAATTACTTAGCTGAGACTCTAGATGGAGCTATTAAGTATGGAGAATATTTGGCTGAAAATTTAGACAGCAGCATCAACTACTCTAAATATCTAGCAGAGAACTTAGACAAGAACATTTCTTACTCTAAGTATCTAGCAGAAAACGTAGACAAGTCTATCTCTTATTCTGAATATGTTGCTGAAAATCTTGACAAGTCTGTCGAGTACTCTAAGTATCTAGCAGAAAAAGTTGACGAGTCTATCCAATATTCTGAATATGTAGCTGAAAAAGTAGATACAAACATTTCTTACTCTGAGTACCTAGCGGAAAATCTAGACAAAGGAATTGCTTATTCTGAATACCTAGCAGAAAAGCTAGATCAGGGAATTGGTTACGCTGAATACCTTGGAGAAAAATTAGACCAAGGAATTGGATACACCGAGTATGTTGCAGAAAACCTAAATAAGGGTATCGCTTACTCTGAATATCTAGCAGAAAACCTAAACAAAGGTATTGCTTACTCCGATTATTTGGCGGAAAAAGTTAAAAATAACATCGCTTATTCTGAGTATATCGCAGAAAGCGTAAATAATAATCTCGGAGATTCTATCAACGAGAATGCAAGAGAACAAGCAGATTTTGCTTCTAATGCAGGACTATTCGAATCAGGTTTTGCTGGTGACTATTCAACAGTTTCCGGTAAGATTGATGCACTAATAGAGTCAGTTCAAACCCAGAAAACTGAAACGCTACAAAGAAATGCGGCTGTTAAGTTCCAGTCGCCTGCTCAAACCCAAAAAGCAGACCAGGTTCTAAACGAGAACTTGAACGAAAATGCTAATCCAAGCTCAGGTTACAAATTCATTGATGAAGCTCCAGAGGAGTATGCTCAGATTTGGGAATCTCTAACTGAAGGTCACAAGCAATCTATCATTGCTCAAGCAGCTTTCTACAATCTAGAAACCCCTTATCAGATTAAAAACTTCTGGTCAACCAGACAGCTAGGAAGAAACATCGGACTTCAAAAACTCACCGAGAACGAAAACATCGAAACCAACGAGACCCCCGTAACTCCAAGAGGATATTCTAACGATTATCTAAATGCAGTTGCTAAGGCTCTTGAAGGAAGATTCTAAAAAACAAACCAAAAAATAAAAAATAAAAAAAGTTTATGAAACTTATTAATGAAAAAGAAATCTTCGATACCTGGGCTCCTATCATCGAGTCTAAAGCAGGTGTTACAGATTCAAGCAAACAAGCATGGCTTTCTAAGTATTGCCACTACCACTCATTGAACGAATCAGCTGGTGCTTACAACTCTCTAGCAGTTGTTAACGGTATGGGTTCAGTTCAACCTCCCGTGTTCCCTGCAGCTACTCAGGCAGCTTCTACCGGTTCACTTTCACCTAACGCTGGTTTCTACAGCTCAACATGGCAAGGTTCTGGTGACAAATTCCCATCACTTCTTCCTTTGGCAATTCAGGTTGCTGCGAAGACTGTTGGATTTGACATCGTTCCAGTTATTCCTATGTCTGGTCCTTCAGGAATCCTTTCTTACCTAGACTACGTTTACGCAGGTGGTAAGCTTAGCCCTAATGCTAACCAGGTTGGAACTACTGCTGCTGAAGCTCTTGCAGTTGCTCCTACCATGATTAAAGTTCCAGTAGGATCTACAGCTGCTGCTTTCGTAGTAGGAACTGAGTACTACATCACTAACCCTACTTCTGCTGGTGCTTATTTGACCACTGATTTCGTAGGTTACTCAAGAATTGATGGTTTCCCTATCTTCAGAATCACTGGAGTTACTGCAGGTGAAACTGTTGCTTCTGTATGCGTAAGCGCTGGTGGAGCTCTAATCGGTACTACGGTTAACACAATCACTGCTGGAGGTTTAACTACTGGCCCAGCTCAGCTTGTAAAAGCTCTTGAAGATCACATCCAAGGTTTCTCTGGTGCTGGTTTCTATGATGACCAAGACTACCAAGGTCCTTACGTTGATGGTACCAAGACCTACAACCCAATGCTAAGAAGCGTAGCGGAAAGCACTTACTACAACTCAATGGGTCTAACCACCTTCACTAAGTTCGTAGAAGCTGACACTTTCCAGGTTGCTGCTTCTGTAACAACTGAGCAAATCCAAGATCTTAACAAGCAGTTCGGTATCGACGTTATCTCTATGATCGAGAACGCACTTGTTAACGAGGTTTCTCAGGCAATCAACAAGCACATCCTTTCTAGAGCATTCCAACTTGGATGGTCTAACTGCGTAAACTTCAACGCTATCGAAGGTCAGAACCTAAACCTAAACCTAGTTCTAGGTGGTGCTACTGGTTCTGCTAACGGTCTATCTTACATGGGTAAGACTGACAGCCTTGAAACTATGACTCTACCTGCAGGACCTGCTAACGGAGGTTACGAGAACTTGTCAACTCTACAGAGAAGACTATTCTCTAGAATCCTTGCAGCTGCTAACGTTGTAGCTAACAGAGGTAGAAGAGGACCTGCTAACTTCATCGTTACCAACGCTAACCTAGCGTCTTCGATGCAGGACATCAGCCAGTTCACCTTCGCTCCTTTCTCTAACACTCTAACTCAAAACAACGGAACTCTATATCCTGTAGGTTCATTGGCTGGTATGACTGTATATGTTGACCAGAACATGAAGTACAACGATACCAGAATCCTAGTTGGTAGAAAAGGTGGAGATGACGAGCCAGGTCTTAAGTTCATGCCTTACATGATGGCGGAGTCAATCCAGACCATCTCTGAAGGTACTATGTCTCCTAAGATCGCAGTTAAGAGCAGATACGCACTAGTTGAAGCAGGTTTCCACCCAGAAACTATGTACTTCACTTTCTACGTACAAGTTCCAACTGGAGGATTGAACTAATCCTAACCTTTAAGGAAATTACCTTAGAAATTATAAAAAGCCTCTGGATATTCCAGGGGCTTTTTTCTTGAAGAAAATATTTTTTACGGGATATATAGAACATAAATAACTAAATAGACGATGAAAATAATTCCTAGTTTTCAAGAATTTGAAAAGAATATTGATCTAAACCAAAAAATAAGTCCTCAACTTGCAGAGTCTTTAGCAAACTGGTTTTCTGAGGACCCTAGATTAAACGAAGCAAAATTTTTCGATTCTATTAAAAATTTCCTATCTAAAACATTCTTAGGATCTTTATCTTATATAAATATCATTGACAAAGTAAGAGGTGAAGTTTTAAAACTCGAAAAAGAACTAGTCTCTAAAAATTATGAATATCAAGATGAGATTGCTTCTCTTAAAGGGGATCTAAAAGATCTCTCTGCAGAAGGAAATGAATCTTCTATTGCAGCGATAAGAAAAAAATTAGAGTTAAAATCTAAAGAGTATGAGTCATATAAAAAGATGACCGAAACTAGAATTGATAAAGCTCTTGAAACTCTTAAAGAAGCAATCAAAGGGAACAGAAGAAGAAACGAATACTATCAAGCAGGAAAAGCCCAGGATGAAGTAGAACTTGCTGAGTTTGAATATACTTTAGCTAAAAGAAGAGCAGCTTCTGCTGGATCTAATACTTCTCTTGCTAAATCTCTAAGTGACGATTTGAAGAAGAAAGAAGAAGAAATTAAGAAGTTAAAAGAAGAGGCAGAAAGAAAACAGCAAGAAATGGAGGCTGCCCAGAAAGAAGAAGCTGGAGCAACTGGTGGATCCCCCAGTAAAAATATTTCTGCTGGAACCTCAAATCTCTCTGAGGAAACCCCAGATTTTAATCAGTCCTACAAAACTGCAAAGGGTACTAGATCTCTTATAGTTTATTACGAAAAACAGCTAGTTACTTTGAAAGACAGTCTTCACGACGTTAAAAAAGAAGCTCAAAGAAGAATGGTGGAGAACCAAATAAAGAAGCTTCAAAATGACTTAAAAGTAGCGAAAGAAGTGTTAAGGGGCCATTTAGATAAAAAGATCCTAGACTCCCAGAAAAAACACGAACAACAAATGGCTCTTCAGAAAAAAGCAGCGGAAGAGGCATTTAAAAACGCTGCAGATAGGCAAAAAGTAAAGCAGGAAGCTGGGATAGAAGAAACCGGAACAAAGGATAACAAGACTAAAGAAGTTAAAGCCCAGGAAAAGAAGGCCAAAACCGAAAAGCAAGTTAACCAAAATGCCAAGGAAACGTTCAAGAAAATTGTAGGATAAGATGTTAAAATTTTCAGAATGGGATAGAATTTATTACTCCATGGACGAGTCCATTTCGGACGACGTTCAGAATTGGATAAGCAGAACTCTAGGAGGCAAGATTTCCAAAATAGACGGAATAGTTTCTGATCTTGTTTTCCTCGAAAAAGATTTTGCCAAAGAATGGGAGAAAACCCAGATGGAAATTTCATCGATGGAAGGACAGATAAGATCTGGAGAAATCTCTCCGGAGGAGGAAGAAAGCTTTAGGAAAAAAATTAAAGCTAAGAACCAGGAAATGGATAAACTAGAAAATCTAAAAAACCAAAAGATTAAAGCTCTCAACTATAAGGTGAGAGATTATGTGGACGACAATCCAAGAATCATAAAGTACTGGAATCTCAAAAAAGCGGAGGCGGAAGTAGAAGTAGCAGAAGTTCTCTATAATCTTGCTAAAAATTTGTCGGACAAGGAAGTAGAGAAAGAACTCTATGATGCTTATCTAGGAGCAAAAGAGGATCTAAGAAAAAGAAGAGAAGACGTTTATTCTGTAGTCAAGAAGGATGTAGATCTTGAACAAGAATCTAAATCTAAAGAGGAAGAGAAGACTAAATATGAAGATTCTGGGAGAGACATTCCTGGGATTAAATCTTTAGTTTCTATGAGACCTTCAGAATTTATATCTGAAGTTGGAAGACAGAACAAAGATTCACTAAGAAAGATTAAAAAGTCTCTTATCGAGAGAAAAAATCAAGCACTCAATGATCTCAGAGCTCTGAGGAGAGGAAAAAGCAGAGAGCTAGATATTGCTAAACCCGGACAGAAAGAACAAATTCTGAAAAAATATAACCCTAAAATCTATGAAGTCGGGGAGTTTATAGATAGAATGAGAGAAAAAATTAACTATATAGATGGGAAACTTAATAACTAAATACCAAAATTTCCTTTTTGAAGAAGAGAGCATATCCACTCAAATCAGTAACACTAGACTAGAGATGTCTAAAGTTAACGACGAGGGAAAAGCAATAAGATCTAAGTATGATAATGCCTTAGGCTCTGCTAGTAACGACGAAGCAAAAAAACTCAAGGCGGAGTCGGATTTCTTAGCAGCTAAATCTCAGATCTATGGAAAAATGATCCCTATCATGAATAAGCTAAAATCTCAGCTAGATCAAAAACTTACCGAATTAAAAGCATAAAAATATGAGTCAAAGATATTTAAACCTAAATCCAATAGCTAGACAGCTTTCTCTGGAGACATTCCGTCTTTATGAGAATGAATCTGTGGATGAATTAGTTCAGAAATTGTCAACTTCCCTTTTTGATGTTTATAAAAAAATAATAGTAGATTTTGCTCCTGCAAAGCAGAGAAGAATTTCAACCGTCAAAGACAAACTAAAAGATACAGCTAATACTTCTTCTGTAAAGTCTCTCATTGCCAAGATGAAAGACTATGCTAAGGAAACGGATCTAGAATCTTCCTCTTATGCTGATGTTAAGTCCCTCTACATAGATGGAATGATAGAACTTGCAGATGCACTAAAAAGAGTTGCAGAGATAGACCCAAAGTTGGAAGACAAGATAATAAAAAATTTCCAACAGAGAGCCACGAAATATGTTTCCTCCTTCGAAGAAGCCATCAAAAAAGATAAAGAAGAGGAGGAATCTCTAAACGAGTCTTTTAGATTAGGATTAAAGGGAAGAGCAGAAGGACTCAAGCACAAACTCAGAAAAGTTTTAATTCCGGAGTCTTATGGAAAAACTGCAGACAACGGCTATGGAAGAAACTGGTATAGAATATTTACTGAGCTGGATCAAAAGCTTTCTTCTCTAGACCATAGAAAAGAGATCTCCAATGAAAGAGAAAAGAAAGCTTTAAAAGACTTGGAGTCACAAACCGATAAACTTGCCAAGGAGTTTTACACTTATTGCATGAGAGCAGCTGAAGCTCCGTTTAAAAAAATCTTAGCAGATGACGACCTTTCTAAAAAGTTTGACGAGGTGAAAGATATGGTTTCTTCGGCTATGGACATTTTAACAAGAGCAACCGTTGAAGAATCTAATGTGGAAGACGAGGAAAGAGAAAAGATAGAGGGTCACGACCAGAAGATTAACTCTCTAGTTTTCCCCCTCAAGATTGGTGATGATGACGATGACAAAAAATTTAAAGGGTCTTTATTAATTGCAAACCTTCAAAAGTCCCTAATGAATGCTTTCCCTCCTATCAAGGATCTTCTTTCTAAAAGAGGAGGAGCGGATGGAAAATATACAGCTGCTTTTGCAGCCGCAATTAAATCTCTTCAGGGAGTTTTAGGAAACAAGAATCAGAATGGTGAGATTGATAGAGCACTCCTGGATGTTATTTTAGACGCTGATAAAATTTCTAAATCCGACAAAGAAGCAATTGCGGATAGCTTAGACATTTTGAGAGTCTCTTATGTTAACGAGTCTAAAGTTCTAAGAGCGTCCGAGTTCTTTGGATTTGTGAACGAAGCTTCTATCCACATCGATGCGGATAAATTAGCTTCTGAAATTGAGAAAAACATAAAAGACCTTTCCGAGCCCGAAACATCAAAGGGAGGAAGATCTGCTCTAGGTCATGGAGATAGGTCCGACAATACGGACCAAGCCTATGAACTAGCAAAACTTCTTAGAAGCAAGGGATTTGTTAAAGGGATAGAAGAGGAAAACTTTTTAAGGGAGGATGGGACGCTAAGAGCTTCTTATTCCCCGGAGTTTATGATAGCTTGGACCAAGACCGCAGAAGATGCGAAAGAAGGGGACCTTCCATTGTTTTTCTGGGTTAATTATAAGGGAAGCAAGATTGATGGACTCTATCCAGCAAAGAGACTTTTAACTAGTGCTAAAAAACCAGTTAACTGGCCGAAGTGGAAAGAAATAGCGGGAGATGTAGATGAAGAAGATGTAAAAGACTTTGCAAGCTGGTACACTAGCTATTACTCTAATTTTGGAGGAATTGATTCTGATGCAGTATCTTCCTTGGCTAAAACTATTTTTTCTCATAATAGAGAAGAAGGAGAAGAAAATGTTAAAACCTACGATAGACTTTATCCATATTTCGGAACCAAGCAGTTTAAGAGTCATTACCTTTCTTCAGAAGGAATGGAAGCAGTTAAGTCTGCATTCTTAAGAGGATCTCAGATCGAAGAAAAAATACAAGATCTTAGCGAGTCGGACTTTGCTCTTCTTGCCAATCTTATAGCATTCACTGCTAATATGTTTACTTATGATAAGAAGTCAGAGAAATTTGTTCCGGTTTTAGAAATTGTTCTCGATGAAATCTTAACTGATGAGGAACTTAAAAAGTTAAAGTCAGAAGAGTCCCTTGGATCAACCGAAGATTCTGGAGACTTTGTTGCTATCTTGGACAAGAAGCAAGGAGGAATTAGAAAAGCCAGCAGGCAGGACAAAGGAAAAGGAGAAAGCAGAAGCAAATTTATATTTGAAGAAAATCTAAAGAGAGCAAAGTCGGTTCACCTGCCAGCAGTCGTTAAACACGTTGCAAGAATGAACGCTAAAACTCCTGATGACCTTTCTAGAAATCAGTCTAAAGGAATCTACGTTGTTCCGACAGAGTAGAATGAGTCGAATACTTAACTTTAACGAATTTCTATCGGAAGCAGAAATGTCTATCTCCGATCCAGTTAAAGCTGGAGAGGAATTTGCAAAAGTTTTATCAAAGCACAAAGACGTTAAAGAAGCTCCGAAAGGATCCAACAAAGGACCCGAAGTAAGTCAGTACCTTCAAAATACTGGTCTTCCTGGGGGACACCCGTGGTGCATGGCATTTGTTTATTCCATGTTTGAGGAACTATCTAAGGTTCTTGGGACTTCAAATCCCCTTGTAAAAACTGCAGGAGTTAAGTACCACTGGGACAAAGCAGATTCAGCTTTAAAGATAGATATTTCTGCAGCCAAGAAGGATGTAAATTTAATAAGACCTGGTCAAATTTTTATTATGACCCGGCCAGGAGCCGGACTCGGACACACTGGCATAGTTGTGAGTGTTGATCCTTCTACTAAAACTCTGACCACTATAGAGGGAAATACTAATGACCAAAATTCTGGAGAGGGAGACAGAGTTGGAATAAATAAAAGACCCCTGGAAGGAACTCCCTTTCTAGGATTTATAGATTATTTTAAGACCAAAAGAAGTCCAGAGTTTGAAAGTAATATAGTGAAAGCTCTAAACCCTTCGGAACTTCAAAAACTTACTACCCTTCCAAAAGCAAAAAGCTCCGAGTTTCCTGAGCAAGGTGTTACAATTCCAGTTGGAGATAAGGCGGTTAAAAAAGCTTGGAAAGAAGCAAAGCCTGGAGACTTTGATGTGAAGTTTGCGGAGTTTAAAAAATTCTTATCTGGTAACAAGAGCTAACGTATATTTAATAGGAAATAAACCCAAT